AATACCTATAGTCTTATTGGTGCGCTTAATGAGGTGGAGGTTCGTAATCCCAAGAATGGCAACAGGATTATTAATGGCGTAGAAATCAATACGGATGGCGCTGTTGTAGCCTATTGGGTTGCAGACCGGGTGCCTTATGACCCGACGGAAAACAGGAACATAAAATGGGTGCGCGTGGAAGCCTTCGGGCGCAAAACAGGTGCGCCCAACATCCTGCAAATCAGCCATGAGGAAAGGCCGGAGCAGTACCGCGGCGTGCCGATTCTGGCACCGGCCATTGAAGAATTGAAGCAGATGCACCGTTATAGCACAGCGGAGCTTACTGCTGCAATCATCAAAAGCTATTTTACTCTGTTCTTCAAAACGCAGGACGCAGGTGAAGGCTTTCCCAACACTTTGCCGGAGGCCTTTGGCGAGAATGAAAAGGTTGCTTTTGACCAATATACCTTTGAGTTGGGTGCCGGCACGATGAACGAGCTGCCGCCTGGCTATGAAGTACAGACTGTGGATGCAAATCGCAGCTTGTCAACCTTTGAAGCCTTCGTCAATGCGCTGATTGCTCAGGTGGGCGCGGCGCTGGAAATTCCTTCAGAAGTGCTTTTGTCGCGCTTCCAAAGCTCGTACAGTGCTGCACGCGGTGCCTTGCTGCAGTTTCAGGCAGTTGCTAAGAAGCGGCGCATTTGGTTCGCAAGGGATTTTTGTCAGCCGGTGTATGAGCGTTGGCTGGCTGAGGCGGTGGCTATTGGACGTATTCAAGCGCCTGGCTATTTTAGTGACCCGCTGCTGCGTAAGGCATGGAGCCGCGCGTCCTGGTACGGGCCGACTATGGGCATGCTTGACCCGGTGAAAGAGGTTCAGGCCGCTAAGCTGCGTGTTGATTACGGCTTCAGTACCGGTGAACAGGAATCTGCTGAAATCACCGGCACGGAATACGAGGAAAACATTGCGCAGCTGCAAGCTGAACATAAGCATTGGCAAGGCAATGGCCTCAATTATCCGCTTCATCAGAATGTAAAGACTGAGGAAGGAGGTGAAAACGATGGGGAAAAGTAAACCATTTTGGGAGATTATCAATAAAGCATCTGAAAATACTGCTGAAATCCGTATTTATGGCGATATCGTCAGCGAAAAGCCTTGGTATGACAGTAGTGGAGATGTTTGCCCTATAGGCTTTGCTGATGCGTTGGCTAAGCTGGAGGGTAAGCCTGTCAGCATCCGTATCAACAGCAATGGCGGCAATGTTTTCGCTGCACACGCTATTGCCAACCAAATTAAGTCTTACTCCGGTGATACCACTGTAATGATTGATGGTTTGGCGGCCAGTGCTGCGACAATCATTGCTATGGCCGGCAAAAAAATCCTTATGCCGGTCAATGCTATGATGATGATTCATGATCCTATGGTCTGCCTTGCAGAGCCTGCTAACGCTGAACAGTTGGGTAAGCTTATTGAAATGCTCAAGCCTGTCAAGGCTAGTATTGTGGCAGCTTATAAGGAGCGCTGCAAGCTCAGCGAAAAGGAATTGGAGACCATGATGAAAAACAGCACCTGGCTTACTGCTGAAGAATGCCTTGCCAATGGCTTCTGTGACCAGATTCAAGGTAAGGTTGAACCTGTTCTTGACGGCAATGTGCTTGTGGTCAACCATGTACGGCATCAGCTGAGCCGGGGAGATGCTGACTTAATTAAAAACAAAATCCACAAAAAGGAGGAAAAAACGATGAATGAAAATCTTATGAATGCCGTAAACACTATTTTGAGTGCTATCGGTGTCAGAGCAGATGAACAGACTAACAGTGCTGTTCCTGCGAACCAAACCACCGCTCCAGCTAATGAGGAGCAAATCCGCAATGAGGAAAGAAGCCGTTTGGCTGCGCTCAATGCTTTGGATGATGGCAGTGCTGGCGTGAAGGCTGTAATCAATATGGCCATCAAAGACGGCAAGACTGCTGATGAAATCAAAGAAACCATTGATGCTATTAAGGGTGCCCAGCCTGCAGCTCAGACTTCTGCAGCTCAAAGCTTTATGAATGATTTGATTGACGACCAGATGAAATCTGGCTCCAGTAATGTAACCGGTCAGCCTGCTAATGGCCTGACTGAGGCAGAGGAAGATGCCCTGCGCACTGAAAACATGGCTAAAACTTTGCAGAATATGTATGGAGGTAATAAATAATGGCATATGTAACCAGTGAAAAAAGCAATATTGACCAGCTTATTGGCGGTACCGCTGTGACTGCTCTTACCAAAAACATTACCCTTAAAGGCCTGAGCGCTGAAAAGGAACTTAAACGAGGCGCTGTGCTGGCTGTCAGTGAAGGCAAATACCAGATTGTTGATGCTGCATCCGCAACTCCGGCACTGAAGGTAGCAAACGCTGTGCTGGCCGAAGATGTTGTTGTTGGCACCGGCGATGTAGTTGCTACTGTTTATATTCGCGGCATTTTCAATGCAGAGGAGATGTCTGTTGGCGCTGCATCTGATTCTGTGCAGGCACACGAGGAAGAGCTGCGTGCTGTTGGCATCTATCTGACTCATCTGCAATAAGGAGGAATAAATTATGGCATTTGATATCAATTCTACCCGTTCTTTGCTGGGCGTAATCAATCGTGCATATCCGCCCAATCCTTTGTTAGTAAACACCTTTTTCCCGAACGCTATTACCTATAGCTCTGAATATTTGGATGTGGATTTCAAAAAAGGCGGTCGCTCCATGGCACCCTTTGTTGTTCCGGGTTCTCAAGGTGTTAATATGCAGCGTGATGGTTTTGAAACCAAATCCTACAAGGCTCCGCTGATGAAGCCTAAGCGCGTACTGACCGCTGAGCAGCTGCAAAAGCGTCTGGCAGGCGAAAGCGTGTACAGCGGTCGCACTCCCCAACAGCGAGCTGAAGAATATCGCGCTGAGGATATCAAGGAATTGACTGATATGTGCACCCGCACGGAGGAATATATGGCTGCAAAGCTGTTAATTGATGGCAGCTACACCATTAACGGTTATGCTGATGATGGTAAAACCCAAAAGATTGACACTATTTCCTTTAACTTTACTCAAAAGCAAACCTTGTCCGGTACCGATACCTGGGATAAGGATACCTCTGATGCTTACGGCAACCTGCAGGAGGCTTCCAAAACCATTCGCCGCAATGCTGGCCTGACTCCGACTATCATGATGTGCTCCGAGGCTACCAGCAATCTGCTGTTGAACAACAAAAGCATTTATGACAAGCTGCTGATTCCGTCCCGCGACAATGCGGCGCTGATGTCCTTCGCACCTAAGATTCAAAGCCCTGAGGTTATGCGCTTTGGCCTGCTGGGTGCATTAGGCTTGGAAATGTACACCTATGAGGGTGGTTACATCAACAACGAAGGCGTATTTACTCCGTACCTGCCTGATGATTACGTTATTATCGGTGTTGCTGGTCGTGGCAAGCGCTTGTATGGCGCTGTTACCCAAATGGAGGATGATAAGCAGTTCCACACCTATGAAGGCCGTTATGTGCCTAAGGTTACCATGAACATCGAGAATGACTACTGCTCTATTGCTATGCAGAGCCGTTGCCTTGTTGTTCCTGAATCCGTAGATGACTGGTATGTTATCAAGGTTAAATAAGGAGGCAGCTTATGTATATCCTCGTTAAGAAATTCTCTCTGCGTCATAATAACGTGGTTTATGCAGCAGGCAGTGTTGTTGAGCTGCCTGACGACGTTGCTCAAAAGCTGTATGATGATGCTCCGGAAGAGTTTGAAATCATTGGCGAGCCTGAGGCAGAAACCGCTGCTCCGGAAGATGTTGAAATCATTAGCAAAACTGAGGGCGAAAAGCCTGCTTCTAGCAAAAAGAGTAAAAAGCAGCCTGCTTCCAAATCTATCTCTAAAGAGGCTGCGTGTGATGATGAAGACGTGCTGCCGGCGGTTGATGAAGCCGCTACCGTACAATGAAAGCGCTGAGCTTTAAAGAGCAGATAGCCGCAGATAATGCGGCTGTCTTTCTCAATGATATGGAGTTCGCGGAGCTGCACGATCTGAACGGTACGGAGTGCATGGCGATTGTGCAGGATATATCTGTGGCACAGGCCTTGACGATACAGCAGGGCAAGGATGATTATTATCCCGGTGTTTATGGCAGTCAGCTGCAGGTTAACTGCCTAAAGGCTGATTTGCTGGAGGTGCCGGTGTATGGCATGCGGTTTTATCTTGACGATAAAATGTATGAGGTTGAAAGTGTGGGCGACGATATGGGCATTTTAACAATTCAATTGGTGGCGAATGACCGATGATTAGCATTGATGCAAAAAATCTGGAATACGCACAGCGAAGGTTAGGCGGTGCACCAAAGCAGATAGAACAGGCTGCAGCCAACGCAATCAACTATACAATTACAAAGATAAAAACGCAGACTTCTAAATCTATTCGTAAAAACTATCTGGTAAGTGCTAAGAATGTTAAAGGGGCGCTGAACATTAAGCGCGCATCACGCTCTAAACTGCGTGGCGTTCTTGCTTCACAGGGCAGCCCCTTGCTTTTGACAGCGTTTCGGATAAGCGTTAATAAGCGTGGAGGACCATTAAAGGCGAAAGTACGTAAGCAAAGCCGTGTTAAGGCTGTGCCAGGCTTATTCCTTGGTGTATCGCGCAAAGGTTACACTGGTGCAATGCAGCGCGCCCAACGCAAAGCACGCTACCCCTTACGTATTCCCTATGGTCCTAGCGTACCGCAAATGTTTGGCTCTGAAAATGTTATTGGCGAGCTTACTCCTTTGGCAGAAGCTACACTGAATAAACGGTTTTTACATGAAGTGGAATACCGTTTCGGTAAAATATTGACGAAAACACTTGGTTAGCAAAAACGAAGCTTAATGAGCGGTTTTGCATGAAGTAAGGAGCTTTTATGACTACAGTTGAATTAATGGATAACCTGGCTGAGTTTCTGCGCCCTGCAGTTACCGACTACAGCACGCAGCAGCCCTCTGGCCAGCGCGAGATTAAAGTGTATGCAGGCTTTCCGCCAGCACGCATGAATGCTGATGAACAGGCGTCGTTTATCTATGCTCTTGTTACTGGGGCGCAGGATACTGCGGACGGCGATA